TTTGACGACCTAATAGCTTTTCAGCTTCCTGATGCATTCGCACGATATCTTTGATATCTTTGCCTTGATACTTATCAGGTATTTCGTCATCAACTGTCTGAGCTTGTTCCTGTTCAGGAGACTCTTCAAGTTGTTCAGTAGGTTCTTCAACTACTGCTTCGTCTTCAATGTTAGCGAACTCTTCGCCTTCTTCTAGATCTTTGGGTTTCGGATCAATAAATTGTGCCATATTGTTAAACTCCGTTGCCGTAGCAATTATGGATTACTATTTACGACCGGCTCTCTCATGATCCTTAGCCCACTTATCGTCTTTATCCGGCCAACCATGACCAACGAAATGTGTTCGGATCGGAGAGATTATCCGTTCTGCTGTTTCACCACAGATGTGGCATGTTGCAAAGTCAGATTCAGAAGACTCATTCCAATGTTCTTCTACTGCATTGCATTTAGTACACCGATAATCATATCGTTTAAGCATCTTCACGCTCTCGAATTAGATCATAGGCATTGCGGATAGCAGGTTCAAAGTGTATTACTTTGTGAAAAGCTGCTCGCTCACCTTTGGTGTACGCTAATTGTTTTTCATCCTTGATATCTTCAATACGATGTGCTTCAAGGATTTCTTTAATTTCTTCTACAAACTGTTTCCAACCATCTGTAGAAAAAATATCAAAGTAATGTTCGTAGTATTTCTCTTCTTCTTGGGTCAAAGCATTCTCCTTTTGGTGCTTTGGTTTAATCTATACAAATATTATAGCATACTTTTAACTAAAAGTCAAGACTCTTCGGCAGTTTTTGTTGTAGGTTTCTTCGGACTAGCCTTTGGTTTTTCTTCTAACTGCTTTAGTCTTTCATCAAGTTTTGTCAAAATGCCATTCATTTGTTCAATAACATCTTGGAACTCTTTTTTAGTTACTACCATATTTTTATTTCCTCATTTGCATTGTTACAATATCTTCTTTAGTTTCAAGCTCACGCTCTTTGAGTAAAAGCTCAGCAAGTTTTGCTCTACGTTCAAAGTCTACTTCAGTAGGATCTTTACCCATGTGCTTTAATAAAGCTGCTAAGCGATCAGTTTCTGCTTCGACTGGTAGCAATTCAGTTTCAACAGAGTTTTGCTGCACACGTGACATAATTTCTGTAGTCTGCGCTTGTACATTTTCAAGAGTTGCCTGTTGTTTAGCCATTTCAAGTTGCGCTGCTTGCATTTGCATTTGTTGTTGTTGTGGATTAGGCTGATTAACTTGACGTAATCCTTGAATAATTTGTTCACGGTTAGACAAGTTCATGTTGTCAACAATGGATTCAATCAACATTGGATACATTGGCGACTCAGGTGACATTGTTTGTAACAACTGTACAAGCTGTGTTACTTCGTACTCACGTGCAATAATACCAAGAGAAGATGAAGCAGTAAACTTAAAGTCTTTAGCAGGATAACGCTCAGGATCAAACTGCATATAACGATAAGCTACCTTCTCAACCATAGGAATTAAGAAAGATTCTTGGAAGTTAATCAATGTACGTTTATGTCGTTTAATAATTGCGCCAAGAGACATTGAAATACCTGCGGCAGTGCTATCTCCATTGATAGAACCGGGAATACCTGCGGCATCAATTGCACCTGTAGCCATCTGAACCATTTGTTGTAGTGTAGCTGATTGATTAAAGGTAGTCGGATCAAGCTGACCAAAGTTAAATGGTTGTAAAATTTCTGCAGGGTTGCCATTTGTTAAGATTGCTTTGCCCGGACGTACTTCTAGTTTAGCACCACGAGGTAAACGAGAAGCATCTACAGCCATCATTGGGTGTACAGTTAATGCCAAAGCATCAATACGTGCTCGCAGTTCTGTATCAAGAGCTTTTTGTGCGTTATACCCTTTCTCACAAATACCACGACCCCAAAATCTGCCGGGTACAATGTCCCAAGGGAAAGCAATAACAGGGCGATCTCCCATCATATAGGGATTTTCTTCTGCTTTAAGAAGAGTTCCACCATTTGCAATTACAACAATAGCTTCGACATACTCTGATTGATTCTCATCTTCTGATGTTTCTTCATCCTCATCAGATGTTTTAGCAGAATTAAACAAATCACGTGGTACTAACCCATAGTATTTAGTTAAACGTACTTTGTCATCTGTATAGTAAGTAAGATCTTGGTCAGGTTCTAAGTCGCTGTCTACCGCATCTGTCCCTACTTCTACATCAGGATCATAAATACCATTCTCCTGTGCAATATGTACTTGGTGTAAAGGGACATACTCATCAATTGCAACACCAAGTGCTTCTTTAACTGTGGTAGCTACAGGATCAATTAAGAAGTTTTGTGGTAAAACAGGCTTTACTTTAAATAATGTACGTGCTTTAGCCATTACACCAACAGCCTGCATTGCTCCTTCCATGATTGGTTGAGTAGCAGGTGTTAATTCTACTTCTTCTTCAGCTACAATCTCAGCTATACCAGTACCAAAAACTGCAGCATTAAGCACAGCCTCAGCGATAGACTTTCTAGCAGAAACAAATTTAAAATCTTCATCTAACTGATTACGTAAAAACTGAATGTCTTGTGGTTGTTGATCCATTAAATCATCTTTAATGTCAAACCATTTACCACGACCAAATGTAGCTTCCTCTACTTCTGCTACAGCAGACTCAACTGCTTGCTGTAGTGCAGGGGAAATAATTCGTGATCGTTCAGAGGCTCGCATTGAATCTTCTTCAGCCCATATACCACGCCAAAGTCGGTAGTATTCGTCAAACTTTTCTTGATAGTTTGCTTCATAATGGTCACGCCATTGGTTACACTTATGCATAACCCATTGCTCAAGAAATTGTTCGTTATCAAAGTTCTGATCGTAGTCCATTTTAATATCCTGCTACAGGGTCAAGTATTTCAAAGTCATCTTCTTCAAAGTCATAGTGGTATGCGACTTTAGCCATTTGGTCAATGTATGCTAAGGAGTCAATTAAATCGTCATGCACTAATGCGTTAGGAAACTGGAATAGTTCATCCAAGAACTCAGCATTCCAATCCCCTTCATTAAGTACAATCTGACCATGCTCAAACCGTCCTTGTAATGCCCATACAATACGATCCACTTTTTTCTTATTACCGTGTGTTAATTCTTCAACACGAAAGAAAGACTGGTTTGATTTCATTAAATCAGTTAGGTAAGGGAGTACCGCATTCTTTAATGCACCTTTTTCAATACCTACTGCCAAAGGTTCGTAGTAGTAAACTGCTTCAAATATTTTACGTGCAGTCTTTTTAACATCCCAACGTCCGTGAATAATATCAGCTACCCACCAACCATGCTCATTGACTTTGACAATTGATATTGCCGTTTGGTCTAGTTTCTTACTCTTAGACTTGCTTGCATTCTCTACGTCAGCAAAGCCTGCAAGGTCAACTGAAATGTAGTAGTCTCCGATTTCAGGCTCTTCGTCATCAAAGATAACCCAGTCTTCTTTAAAAATTTCAGAACCCATAGCTTCAAAGGATGCCATAAATTCCTGCCGGAATGCGTAGGATGACATTGACTTCTTAGCTGTGTCAATTTCTTCAGGATCTAGTAGTGGGTTATCGTAGGATGTAAAGTGCCATGCTTTGTAGCTGTCATCGTCACCTAGTTCTGCGTAGTGAAACAAATCGTAGAAGTGGTTCCTTCCCATCGGTGTGCCAATAAACATGGCTTCACCCTTCTGGTCAGCAAGTGCAGGACGCAAAATTTGTTCCCACACACTAGGCTTCATGTCTGCATATTCGTCCATGACTAGGAACTTCAAAGAGACACCACGCATTGTCTCTGGTCTATCAGCACCTTTCAATGAAATAATTGCGCCGTTAATCAAAGTGATTTGCAGATTGTTAATATGGGAAGCTTTAATAACTGGATGAGCAATCTCAAGCAGCGTAGTCCACATAATATCTCTAGCCTGTCCTTGTGTAGGAGCTACGTAAAATACATGTCCACGCTGTGCTTGTAGTGCGTAGATAACAAGCATCCATGCTGCAAGACGAGACTTACCAGTACGCCGCCCTGCTGCTACAATTTTAAATCGAGCAGGATCTTCAAAGACTTCTTGTTGCCAAGGAAGGAGTTGAACATTAAGTTCTGCCATTAAACTTTGGCATCCTTCATAATGTCTACAAGTTCTTTACTACGATTGCCTACCTGAGTATACCATTTGCTGTTAATCATTTCATTCGCTGCCATTAAGAAGTTACCTTCATTAACATAACGAATCATATTCTTAAACTTAGATAGTCTAGAACGTCCGATGTTAAAAGCCATATTAACACACACACGTTTAACATTATCAGGTAGGGAACCAAAGTTCAAGAAGACAGCGCATGCATCTGTTATTGCTGTAGATAGATCTTCTTCAAACCATTCATCTACTTGTTCTTTGGAGATTTCGTCACCTACTTCATAGTCGGACATAGGATGTAGTAAGTGTCCTACACCTGCAGTAGGAAGGCCCAAGTGGTCTAAGTACACTTCATACTTAACGCCTTCATGTCTCTTTAGGTCTTCTTTAATTTGATCTTTTAATTCTTCACTCAGAGACATCTTTGTATTCTCCCTCAATAGGTTCTTCACCACCTACAATTGTAGTTTCACCACCAACACCAGTAATAGTAATACTAACAGCACTTCTACCTGAGTTGTTCTTGTCTTTATCAAAGTATGACAAAGGTAGTACACGATCCATGCACATTTTCAAAGCAGCCATTTGACCTTGGTGCTCATCATCCATTGCAATGTCAATGATCTTGTTGATGACTTTATCGCCAGATGTTGCTAGCAGTCGAGCTTTGAACTCATTAATTCTAGCAGCATCTCCGGGAGGTCTACCTCTTACGCCTCTGTTGCCTTTCTTTTTAGATTCAACAACGTCTTTACGAGGACGACCACGCTTAGGCTTGGTTTCCGTCATAGTAAAATCCTAGTAATTTCTTAATAGTATAGCATACTTTTTTATCAAAGTCAAGAGCTTCTTTTTAGTGATACAACTACATAGCTTTATCGCAGTATGTTCAGATTCTGCAATCTACATAGATATCAATAACTTACATAGACTTTATAGACCCTCTCAATGTCAAGTCTTTTTTATTTAATTTAGCTCTTTTTTGTATCTGAGCAGGTACTGTATAACTATTTAGCCTGTATAGCCCCTCCCCGCCCCTCTGCATAACCCTATATAGTAACATAGAACTAGACAGCCTGTCAAGGCTTATTAGACTAAAGTATAATATAGACTATGGTCTA